GTAATATGGCAGTTAAGCTCGGTGCTGGTGGATTCACAACTAATGTGCAGTATCCCTGGAACACAACGACAGGAACACTCAGTATGGTATTAGTTCCGACAGCACTGTGTGGTCGATTGGCAATCCAGGGAGGTGGCGGTGGGTTTTCTGGAGTAGTTGATAACGTATCTCTGCGAGAAGTATTACTATGAGCTACACATTCTCCGCAGTCCTAGTCACGCCAGCCGACCAACTGGAAGCCGCGAATAAAGTCGGCCTGGCGCTCGGCTATTCAGACAATGAGTTTACGGTTCCGGCATCGTCGGACGGTACGAATATCACGCACTACTACTGCCATTCATGGTGCAACGAAGTATTCGATCAGATGGTACGCGGACTCGGCGAGGGCATACCGCCATCAGCCGACTACGAAGCCGCAGGACTGACTGTTGAGCAATACATGATGGCACTCTCGCGACTGATCGTTTCTTGCAAAGACGGAGCTGATCCGGCGCAGCATGTGGCGGAGGTGTTCGCGGCCAATAACCTAGTGAGTTTGTCATGACAACGTTTACTTATCAATTAACGCCAGACCAATACAGGCGATTCCAACACCCGAGCAATACGCGGGAGATCCAGATACTAGGGAAGCCGCTTGGGGTATTAGTGGCAGACGGACCGGAACATGATTCATGGATAATGTCAGGAACGATTGAAGGCGGCGCGTGGATAGCGTCAGAAACATGGTATCAAGGAATTACGACTTACGTCCTGCGCGTTGTCATTCGTAAACGTCCTTGGTGGGCATTTGATTTTCTGCTTAACGCAGCATTTAAGGCGGCTTTAAAGTAACAAATACGATTAAAGGGGAATGTAATGGCTATTACGCGAAGCCGCCCATTTGGCAGGGCAAAAAACGGCCAAGACGTACAAATACTCGTAACATCCGATGGTGCCGTTGCTAGTCGTAACGGGTTTCTTATCCCGTATTACGACGCCGAAGTGTATACGTACACGGGCGAAGATGTTACAACCATTGTATACAAGACTGGCGGTATTGCAGGAACGACCGTGGCCACCATGACGCTCGTCTATTCTGGCGGCAAATGCACAAGCCGTGCGGTGACTCTCCCATGAGTTACAAACTAAACCCGCTGAGCGGTTCGCTTGATTACTACAGCGATGCGATAGATTTGTCTCGTTCAAATTATAACCAAAAGTCACTACAAAAGACAAAACTGGCAATTTCCAAAATCCGCCAAGGAGCATACAGCGGGGCACATTATCAAGGCAAGATTCTGTGTATTGGGGATTCTACTACTGTAGGCACTGCAGGAAATCATAACCTAGCGTGGCCGGAGTGCATGGCTAGGTATTTGTCTGCGTATTTCACAACTTCGATAGATTGTTTTTTCGGGCCTAGTAAGGGAGGTCTTGGGAAGACCGCGTTTCTTTCTCAGGATACTCGTTTTGCGCTCGGGTCGGCTTGGCATTTTGATTGGGGCGTCGGGTTTAGTTACGGTGGAAATGCCGCCTTATGGCCTGCTGGAAGTGCTGTGAGCAATTTTTCGTTCACGCCATCGGCACAGTTTGACAGGATTGATATCTACAATCCGACCGGGCCTGGCTGGGGCGCTGCGACGGTCAACGTAGACGGTGGATCAGCGCTAGGTACTCTTGATTTCAACTCTGCATATAGCCTTAATAAGCAAACCATCAATTGCACGCTAGGCACTCATACCATAAACGTCGTGCCGTCAAACACTGGACACTGCGCGGTAACTGGCGCAATGGCTTGGAAGTCGACCGCATCTGCGATGTACGTTATCAATGGTGGTGCTTCTGGGTGGAAGATAGCGGATCTTTCAGATAACACATATCCGTGGAATGGGATACAGGCATTCTCTGTGCTGCTTCCTGACTTGACTATCATCAATATGGACATAAATGACTCAATAACTGCGACTGATTTATCCACATACGCAGCATCCTATACTGCGCTTGTGAACGCTGCAATTGCGGCAGGATCTGACGTTATCCTTGTCTCTAGCCAACCAAACAACGGAGCGGCATCGGCGACGATTGATAATTACAGGCAAGTTGCTAGGAATCTTTCAACAAGTCTTGGTATCCCTCACATCGATCTATCGAAGTTGTGGGCATCCTATTCAGCGTATTCAACAGCCGGATTTGCTCACGACGAAAACCATCCAAACGACTTGGCACACGATTACATAGCACGCACGATAGGTAGGTTTATCATTGACGTAGCAGGATAACAACTAGTGAAAGTCGAACTCTTCGGCACACAACAAATCCGCGAAACCTTTCGCGGGTTTGTTCCGAAAGTGCAGAATCTTGCACTGGCGCGCCTATCCTATAGGCTATGGGCGGATATCAAGCGCGACGTAGGAAAGCACACAAAGCCGGGTGATGATACCGGAAAGATGGAGCAAAGCTTGACTCAGGAACGCTTCGAGAATGGCTTTCGGATCTTTAATGATTTGACCCGCGCGCCGCATGCAAAGTTCGTTCATTGGGGAACGAAGCCACACCAAATCCCGAAGGCTGGCGTCATCATGGGTGTAACTCCAGGATACAAAAAATCACTTATGTGGCCTGGTCCTAATGGTCAGATACATGCGAAGAGAGTCAACCATCCTGGGTACAAGGGAGACCCGTGGTTCACGCGTGCCGTGAACCGTGCGCCTGGTTACTTCGATGCGATTATTAACGAGATAAAACGAGAGGTGCCGTGATGGCATTGCAGTATAACTACACAGATTCATTTCTAAAGAACCGAATCACCGAAGAGATTGAGACACGCGCCATCGATGATGTTGCGACGAGTGGCGAGTTTTCGTCAACGTGGACTGAGCGATTGATTATAATCCGAGCGTACATTCTTGCATCGCTTGAACATCTAGCAAAGCCCGATGACGCATACGCGGCGAAGATTCAGTTCTATCGCAAAGAATACGACTCATGCCTGATTAACGCAAAGCGCGCAAAGGCGGCAGAGGAAACAGACGCAACGCTTAGGCCTTCCGTACTATCGATGGGAATTGAACGCGCATGAACAGGTATGAAACGCTGGAATCTATCCGCAACGCGCTAGAGGCTGATGTAAACGCTAATACGTTCAGTATTGGGTTAGAGGACACGATCAGCGCGGCAGACTATCCGATTGTGCGTATATGCCCTACGTCTGCCAGTCCTGGCCCGTCAGTGCAACGTCGCGAGATGTTCGTGCTGGTGTACTTCGGTGTTGATATCGACGCGTCAGACGGCGTGGAGGCGTGCTGGGAGGCGCTTTTAACGATGGAGGACGAGATTATCTCCGCTATGGAATCAATCGCACAATCAGCGTTTTCTGCTACGTGGAACGGAACAGACTATGCATCAGAACCGGAAGTCGCTGGCGGGTTTCGGCTCGGGTGCGCTAAGTTCCAAGTCATACTTTGATAGTATGTTATAATATCACTTGTTAAATAGGCGAGAGGCCATTATGTCAATCAAGATCGAGGATCTGCAAGAAAAACTAGGCGAAGACTTTGAACCGCTCCAACAGTATGTGTCCGATTTGATCGGGCAGCGGGATGCAGCTAGAAGCGAAAGCATCAACGGGCGTAAAGGTCTAAAGGCTGAAGTTGAACAGCTGCGAGGATTAAAGGCGAAACTCTATGATCGCTTAGGGATTGCAGAAGATGAGGAACTTGATAACCTACCTGATCTGAAAGGACAGGCCGAAGCAGTAAAAGTATTTGAGGCGCGACTGAAACGATTCGAGCGTGAATTGGGCGAGAAGTCAAGCGCACTTACTACCGCCGAACAGAAGTATAGAGCATTCAAGCAGGAAGCCTTGTTATCAAAGGCTATGACGGACATGGAATGGATCGACCGAGAAGTGGTCGAGTATGCCATTCAAAAACACATCGTGTGGGAAGACGATCAACCGTTCTTCGACACGGGCAAGGGTGCGGTTCCTCTGGACGAAGGCGTTAAGCTTTTCGCGCAAGAGAAACCTAGTTTATTGAAATCGACCGGGGCGGGCGGCTCTGGTTATCAGAGAGGCGGAAGCGGAGCAGCCGCAAACGTCAAAAATCCGTGGCGACGCGAGACGCTTAACCTTACGGAGCAGGGCAAAATCCTACGCGAAAATCCCGCTCTAGCAGCACAACTTAAAGAAGCTGCAATGGGCAATCAAAGCTTATGAGGTAAGCAGTCATGGCCGAAACACGCATTAGCGACATTATTGTACCGGAAATCTTTCAACCTTATGTAGTCCAGCGCTCGACGGAATTGAGTGCATTCTGGAAGAGCGGAATCATCGTTAGCGATGGCCGCGTTATTCCTGGCACTCGTGCGGGTGGTGAAACCGTCAACATGCCGTTTTTCAACGATCTTACCGGCGACGCCGAGGAATTGAGCGATCAGAAATCCCTGACCGTCGGATCGATTGGAACCGCGCAGGACGTTAGCGTCGTGCAGGCATTGGGCCGCGCGTTCGGCTCGAACGATTTGGCGTATGCGCTGGCCGGTGCTGATCCCATGATGGCTATCGGTGACTTGGTTTCTGAGTACTGGGCGCGCCAGATGCAGAAACGTTTGTTGAACGCAATCAAAGGCGCGTTCCTTGGCACCAATATGACAACCAACGTCCACGACATCAGCGCAGGCGTAGGCGCGGCGGCAGTTATCGACAAGTCGAGCTTCGCAGATGCTGGCTTCTTGTTGGGCGATGCGGCGGGTGGTTTGTCGGCGGTTGCAATGCACAGCGCGACTCACGCGAAGTTGTACAAGGACGATCTGTTGGATACCGAAAAGGGTGCCGATGGCGCGAACTTCAGCACGTATCAGGGCAAGCGCGTCATTGTTGATGACTCGCTGCCGGTTTCGTCTGGTACGTATACAACGTATATGTTTGGACCTGGCGCGATTGCATACGCCGAAGGAAGCCCGAAAAACCCGGTGGAAGTCGACCGCAATAGCCTGGCCGGTTATGACGTGCTAATAAATCGGAGACATTTTGTTCTCCATCCACGGGGGGTTAAATGGATTGGCACCGCTAATATCTCGACTGGTAATGGCAGCGCAGGCCACCCGACGTTGGCAGAGCTTGCGACTGGCGCGAACTGGAGCAAGGTCTATGAAACGAAAGCCATCCGAATGGTTGCTTTCAAACATAAACTTGCCTAACAGGTAATCTCGTGGGTCTAGCTTTTTTTGCTCAACAAGTATGGCGCACTGAAGGCGACCGTATTGTGATCGAAGATAAGGAACCGGGCGCGCCTTTTATAGAGGTTTCGCCCATTCCTGAACCTGTAACGGAAGATCCGGTTGACGAGCCTAAAAAGCGCGGCAGACCACGAAAGAACGCACCAGACTAATC